AAACTCTTATTGGTCCAGTAGCAGATCTTGTTGGTGGTTACTTCCAACGTAAAGCTGAAGAGAAGAAAGCTGTCCATGAAGCTAAGATGGTAGCTATACAGCAGGACGGTAACTGGGAAAACATCCATGCTAACAATGCAGCTAACTCTTGGAAAGACGAATGGTTTACACTGTTGTTTTCAATACCGTGTGTACTAGCGTTCTTCCCTAGTATGGTTCCTATTGTTATGGACGGGTTTGCTGCCTTAGAAGCTATGCCTGAGTGGTACAAAGGTTTCCTTGGTGCTGCTGTAGCGGCCTCGTTTGGCCTTCGTGGTCTGGCTAACTGGAAAAAATAACTATGTCTATACTTGATGATCCTCGTTATCATTATACTGAAAGGTTTATAAGAGAAGCAAACCCTCGTGGTGTGTCTGCACCTACAGCTTTTGAGCGTGGTATTGTTAGAGCAGACCCTTCTGCGTTTGGAATGATGGATACTCGTAATCCTGCTCAGGATGCTGCTATGACTGCTGCTCGTGCTTCTGATCGTAATATGGAAATTCTTCCTGAAGATGACATGAGACCAAGAGAAGATATTGAAGGAGAAGATAGTATCTTTCAAGTTCTCTACGACACTATTATTGGTGAGCAAGGAATACCTGAAGGCGTGTCTGCTGAGGCTATTGCAGCAATCAGAGGAGACTTTGGTCCAACATCAACGCCTGATGAGCTAAGAGAAGTTGCACAGCAGATAGAAAATGCTGGTGGTTGGGATCAATGGTTAGCTAGTCAAGAAGATCCCCCTACACCTATTACTGATGTAGTAGAAGGAGCAGTAGACACAGTTACTGAAGGCGTAGTAACAACAGTACAGGATGCTCTTGATGCTGCACTAGCTGCTATATCTGGGGGTGATACAGACGAAGAAGACGACAGAAGCACTGTTGAACAAGTACTAGATTGGATAGCGGAAAACGCACCAGAGATCACACCTCAGTCCATCTTTGATGAGTACATTGGTGCTGGTGTAGGCGTAAATCTCCCCACAGGCGCTCCTATAGGCTCTGGTACGGTGTTTATTCCGGGCATACCGGGCTTACCTTCTTCTTCTCCTAACATGGTTATAGGGACCGTAGAAGAGGTTCTAGAGGATATATTAGCAGGAAACCTACCGGGAGTTATTGGTGACATTGCTGAAGATCCGGTAGGAGGTATACAAGGAGTAATAGGAGGAGCAGTAGATGATGCTCAAGAAGTAACGGCAGGTGACTTGTTAGGCGATGTTGATTTACTCTTAGGAGATGACGAGGGTATTGACTCAGTCTTTGATGAACCCGGTCAAAGAACCGACTATGGTGGTGGTCTTAACGACGGAGAAACTGAAGACATCCTAGCTGGTGTTGGGAGCGGTGGCGCTACTTCGGCTACTGGTGTTGGAGTACAAAGACCTACAGGTGACTTTACTCCTTTTATGCGAAGACTTCAGTACACCCCTGTAGCTTTGCCTAAGGCTGTTGTTCCTAATGCACCTATTATAAGTAGTTTATTCAGTGAGTACTTGAAATGACATACCTAAACATAATGAACAACGTGCTGCGTCGTTTGCGTGAAGAAGAAGTAACAAGTGTTACAGAATCTACTTATGCAAAGATGGTTGGTGACTTCATTAACGACGCTAAAGTAATGGTAGAGGAGTCAACCGACTGGTCTGCTTTACGTACTACTATTAGTATTAATGTTTCTACTGGCGATAATCAACACTCTTTGGCAGGGTGTGGTGACAACGTAAAAGTAATGTCAGCTTTAAACGATACTGAGAACTGTTACTTAGCTTATCAAACAAAAGACTGGTTTAACGAGCAACTATATCTTAATGACATAACAGAAGGCGCACCTAGATACTACACCTTTGATGGTTTAGATGATAACGGCGACACTCAGGTACTTGTTAGTCCTCGTCCTAATGCATCTCAGACACTTAGGTTTGATGTTATTAAGCGACAAGCAGAACTGACTGATAACACTGATGTGTTAAAGGTTCCTTCAAAGCCTGTGATTCACATGGCTGTAGCGTTGCTTGCTCGTGAACGTGGTGAGACAGGTGGTACTTCTACTGCTGAATACTTTACTATTGCTGATAAGTACTTGTCCGACGCTATTGCTATTGATGCAGCAAAGCACCCAGAAGAGATGATCTTTAGGACTATCTAATATGGCACAACAATTAAGCAGTATCAATCTTGTAGCACCAGCCTTCAAAGGTATTAATACTGAAGACTCTCCTATTGCTCAAGACCCTTCGTTTGCAGAAGTAGCAGACAACGCCGTTATTGATAAGCGTGGTCGTATTGCTTCTCGTAAAGGATATGAAGTTGTCACTACAAACAAAGGTAGCCTATCAGCCAACAAACCCCTTAGGTCTATAAAGCAATTTAAAAAGACTGACGAAACTTTTGTTGTTTTTTCTGTAGGCGACAATAAAATATTTAGTGGTACTACTACTTTAGTAGACGAGTCTGCCAATCTTCCACAAACGTATAACATTACTGATGATAACTGGAAGATAGTAGACTTTAACGACAACCTTTATTTTTTCCAAGACGGACACGAACCTCTTGTATACAACGGCACATCTCTACAAAAGATGTCTACTGTTGCTGGAGGATTATCAGGTATTCCTTTTGCTGACGAAGTACTAGCTGCTTATGGTCGTTTATGGGCTGTTAATTTAAATGACTCTACTGTTTACTGGTCTGATCTGTTGATTGGTCATGAATGGACAGGCGGCACTAGTGGTAGCATTGACATATCTAAAGTATGGCCTGACGGTTATGACGAGATTGTAGCTTTAGCGGCACATAACGGATTACTTATTATCTTCGGTAGGCACAGCATTGTTGTTTACCAAGGAGCGCAAGCACCAGCTACTATGTCACTGGTTGATACTGTAGCAGGTGTAGGTTGTGTTGACCGTGATACTGTGCATCATACAGGAACTGATGTGTTGTTTTTGTCTCATAGCGGCCTAAGAAGTTTTGGTAGAACCGTACAAGAAAAGTCAATGCCTATGAGGACATTGTCTAATACAATAACAAAAGACATTATTAATGAACTACAAAAAGAATCTCTGTCTTTCAGATGTATTTATAGTCCTGAAGAAAGCTTTTACTTACTTTCTTTTGTAGGAAGAAAAACTACTTTTTGTTTTGATTTAAGGTCTCCTTTAGAAGACGGTTCTCTTAGAGTAACAAGATGGCCTTCGTCTGTTTTTACTGCCTATGAACGTCTTGAAGATGGTACGTTGTATATAGGAACTGTTGATGGTATCAGTGAATACAAAGGCTATCAAGACAATACTGATTCCTACCGTTTTAAGTATTACAGTCCTAGTTTAACTTTTGGTGATCCATCTCGTTTAAAATTTATTAAGAAAATAAAACCTACTATTATAGGACCAAGCAACGCTGATGCTTTTATTAAGTACTCTTACGACTTTAGTACTACATATAAAACTATAACTTTCCGTATACCTGAATCAGGACAAGTAGCAGAGTTTAACGATCCTGATAATCCAGTTGCTAACGCAGTATTCGCAGAGTTTAATGACCCTGATAACTTAGTAAATAATGCAGTAATATCAGAATACGCTGGAGAAAGTTCTCAAATTATTCGTAAAGGTTTAAATGCAACAGGTAACGGATCTACAATTGTTGTAGGCGTAGAATCAGATATCAACGGTGCAGAGTTATCTTTGCAAGAAATTAATATACAAGCCTTACTAGGCAAAACAGTTTAAGACTGGAGAAATATAGTAATGTCTATACAAGACCCAAACGAAACTAACTACGGTACGTTTAATCCTATGGAAGATGTTGAGCAATACCGTGAAACTCTTGAAGGCTTAGGCGTGGACTTATCAGGAGGAGAAGAAGGTAATCCTCTTTCTCGTATTTTATCAGGAATAGGTGGCTTCCTAGGCGGCGGAGGTGGTCAAGGTCTAGCTGGTCTTGGTCTTCTTTTGAACGCTTATAACCGCTTAGGTGGTATAGGTGAACGAGGACTAGGACTGGGTCAAGACTTAGCTACAACTCAGATGGAGCAAGCGGCCTTTAGACCATACACTGTTACTACTGCTACAGGCGGTCAGTTTATGGCTGGTCCTGATGGTCAGTACACAATGGCTATGTCACCTGAAGAACGGGCTTTCCAACAGCGTATGTTTGGTGGGGCTGGTGACTTCTTTGCTCAAGCTCAGGCTGATCCTAGACTACGTGAAGATGAGATCTACGGTCAAATCTCAGAAGCTTTAGCTCCAAAACAACGTGCTCAACAGTTAGGTCTTGAAGAAAGACTAGCCGCACAGGGTCGTCTTGGTGTACGTACAGCAGAGTTTGGCGGTACTCCTGAAGCACTGGCAATGCAGAAAGCGCAAGCGCAACAGTTATCTCAGGCTCGTTTAGGTGCAGCACAGCAAGCACGTCAAGAGCAAGCGGGACTATCTGCGTTAGGACAACAGTACTTGATGGGTAGTTACTTACCTCAACAACAAATGTTAGCTGCACTGGCTCCCGGTCAAACTGCTGCAGGTGCTGCACAACAAGCTCAGTTGTACGGCACAGGGTTGTTTGGTGAGGCTACTGCTTCTGGTATTGATGCACTACTTGCGTCAAGTCTTGGACAGGCTAACCTTATGGGTGAAGCAGGTACTGGTTTGTTATCAGGTTTGTTTGGTGCTAGATCATCAACAGCAACTAACCCATTTGCTACTTTTATTGAAGCAGTTACAGGAGGTTAATTATGGCTACATTTGGAAAACAATTTTTACAGCAAATGGCGCAGCCTTCTTTTGGTAAAGGACTGTTTACCACTGCTCAACAAATAGGCGCTATGCCTGCTGCTGCTAGAGCCAGAAAACTAGAAGAAGAACGAAGGAAGCAGTTAGCAGGTTTAGACCCTAGTACTGTCCAAGGTCTTCAAGGTTTGGCTCAATTTTACCAATCTCAAGGAGACATGGAAAACGCAGTTAAACTTGCTACTGCGGCTAGAGACTTAGCTGCTCAGGAAGCAAACGCAACAGCCTTAGCCAACCGAAAAACACAGATTAAAACTCAGGCTGAAAACCTTGGTCTTGACAATATAGCGTCTCAGATTGAGAACGTGACTGACACTAAGGAACTTGGGGACCTTGTAGGTACTATGCTTGACTACCGCCTCAAGAACATGCCAACGCAAACACCAGCCCAACGTAAGCAGTTGGCTAGGCAGCGAGGCATTAGTGACAAACTGTTTAAAGAGCTAGGACTGGCTCAAGCCCCTGACCAAGTGTTTAACGATGTTATCACAGGGCAACGTGGTGGTGACATTGAGTTTTTCTTGCAGAAAGGAAAAGTACTTCCTTTTCGTACAGAGGGAGGACAGGTGTATGACAGAGAAAACAACAAGTGGGTCTCTGCTCAACAAATGGGTCTACGTAAGGCTCCGCCCGAAGTTCAAAAGATTGAAAACATTGGTAGCACAATGGCAGAAAAGATCATGGGTGAGGGCGTAGATAATCTGTCGTCTGGACGTGAGGCTGCAAACAAGGCCGTAACTTCTATTGAGTCCATTGATACATCCCTAGACAACATCGACAACATGTTTACAGGATATGGGGCTACGTTTAGAATGGACGTTGCTAGGGCAGCACGTGTAGCAGGCATTGACATATCAGCTGCAGATCAAATTGAAAACACGGAAGAGTACGCTTCACTAGCAGGCGCACGTGTTGCTGACTACATCACCAACTTAGGTGCTGGTACAGGTTTGTCAGACAAGGATAGAGAGTTTGCAGAAAAAGTAGTAGCAGGCGACATTGGAATGAGTCCTGAAACTATGCGTAGACTTTTGACTACCATTAGAAAGCAAAACGTCAGAACCATTAACAACTACAACAACCTCAGAGGTACTGTAGAAGGTGAACTAACAGGAAAAGAAAAGTCAGCCATGGCCTTCTTCCCTCTGGTTGACATGCCTCCAGAAAGGGTTGAACCTGAAGTCACCCCTACAGGTACTTTTGAGCCTGTTCCGGGCTTGTCTCCTGAAGCTAACGCATACTTACAACAAGCAACACAACAGTAAGAGGCATTTATGCAGATTACACAACAGCAGTATCAGCAGGCTATTAAGTCTGCTTTAGCAGCAGGGGATCAAGCAGCAGCACAGGAGTTAGCTCAAGCTGCTGCAGACCTTTATGGCGCTCCTACTACTACTCCTCCTGTTAGTGATATGTTTGGACCTGAGATGGCTGCACGAGAAACACTTAAGCAGGAAATAGAGCAGTTTGGTCCTGAGGTGTCTCGTAGAGCACAAAACGTTATGGGAGACGACCCAAGTCTGCTACGGCAACTTTATCAGGCACCGGAGTTAGCCCTCATTGGAGGCTCTCAAGCAGCTAGAGCAGGCGGTGCAACTTTGTCTACCTATATTAGCTCTTGGATTCCTAACGCAGTCAAGGAAGGAGCAGAAGCAGTCTACGACAGGATTAAAGACACGGACACCTTCCGACTAGCATCTCAGGCAGCTTCTCTGGGTGACGCGGGCTACCAAGCGTTTAAACAACGTATGCCTGAGGCCGCAGAACGATTTGAGTCCGCCGTAGATGTAGGTCTTTTGTTTAGCCCTAGACCAGACATCCCTAGACTAGACATAGCTAAAAGAGGCGCAAAAAAGAAAGCTGCAGAACTTGTCAGGGAAAACAAGAAGGACGGTGTTACACTTCTACTGGAGCCTGTGACTCCTGAGATGCGAGACGTGTTTGAAGAAAAAGGCGTCTTACGTACAGCAACGTGGGAACCTCAAGAGTTTGATAACTTAGTCATTGACACAGTTACCAACATGAAGGGAATAAAGCCCAACCGATCGTATCACTATAACTATAGGCAAGTACAAAAGGAAGTAGAAGCAGCTAAACAGACGACTGATAAGATCATAACGGCTCAAAACAAGGCCATTGATTCGGACAAGTTTTTAAAGGACATGCAAGGGGCAGTCAAGGAAGTCTTAAGTGACGACCTTATTCGTATAGCAAGCGGGGACATACAAAAGCAGCTTGCTGAGTTGTCAGAAATTGTCCTTGAGTCTGTACAGACCAGAGGTTCAGACCTTCTAGGCGTACTGGAGGTTCGACGTAAGTTTGATGACCTAATCAACGACTTCAGCGGAACGCCAAAAGCCCGCAGTATTGCTGCTAGAAAAATCCGTGGTGTGCTTAACGACACACTAAAGGCCAACACCCGTGGAGACCAGCTGCACAACCTGTTGACTAAGCAGTTCCACGGCCTTACAGCGATGGAGGACATGCTACCTAAGCGTAACGCAGAAGGTAGAGACGTGGTTAGTCGTGCAGTGCGTAACTTACAGTCTGTAGACCTTTTGCCCAACACTGTTCTAGCTTTGGGAGCTACAGGAACTGCAGCCACAGGAGCCTTAGGAGGTGCTTTACCTGCTCTAGGTGTTGGTGCTTTGGGTGCTACAGCGTATGTTGGAATACAGACACTTAAGGCACGTAATGCTGCAAAGATTTATGCGTCTATGCTTTCTGCTATTGACAAAGCCATTCCTCTTACCAAAGGCACTGCCCTGAAAGAACTAGAGATGGACCGTATCCTTATTGTGGATCTCCTTGACCAGACTCGTGAAGACATTAAGGAAGAAGAGAGTGAGTGACTTTCAGAAGAAACGACAAGAGTACGCAGCAATACGCAAAGGGGCTTCTAGGGTAGGCCCCAAGGCCAGAGAAGCTGGAAGACTCGTAGGCAGAGGCATAGCTAGTCCCGTAACAACCGTTGCTGGCAACATTGCAGAGGACTTTCGCGGGGGTCTTGAGCAGTACCAAGCTTCTCAGGAAGAACTTTTTAGACCTAGAGATGCTTTGTTGTCAGGAGAAACCGCAGAGGACATTGGTTACGGGACTCTTAACGAACTCACGGGCATGGCTCGTATGTTGACTTCTCCTGTCACGGGCGCTGCTCGTTCAGTATTACCGACGGAAACTATAGGACAGGCGGTCTCTGCTATAACCCCAGAAAGCGTAAAGCAACTTGCTGCTGAATACCCAAGACAAGCGCAAGCAGTAGGTAACGTAGCAGAACTAACAGGGCTTAAAGGCTCTGGTAGGCTTTTTGGGGACGCTATGAACACTTTGGCAGAGAACCTACCTACGCGTCTCGAAGGATTCTACCGATCTCCAGATGTGGCTAGTAAACTACAGGCAGTCGCTGGTCCTGCTATAGGCGCAATTCCAAACACTATGTACGAAATGTTTATGCCGCAGGCTATAGCTAAAACAAGAGTTATGGGCACAGGCAGAGGCAGAAGACAGGAATACGTTACCGACCCTAAAGCGTCCGTACGGGACGGCAGCATAAGAGAAAGCGCCTTTATCGACGCACAACAGAAGAGACGCATGACCCCTGACCGTGACACCGTGGTGGGCAGTTCAGTTGAAATGCAGCGATACGTGGACGACGCTTTTGACATGGCTGATAAACCACGGGCTAGGCAAGCGGTCAAAGGCACAACAGACGTACCAGACGTAATCCTAGACAGGGCCATGAATCATTTGTACAAAGTACATGACACGCCTACGACTCCCGGAGGTACACAACTTGTTGTTCGTCGTCAGGAGTCAGGGGAAAAGCTACAGGCGGAAGCCTTAGGTGGTGGAACTGCTACTCCTTCTCTCGTATTGCTTTCGAGTAAGCCCACGATAGACCTTGCGAGAAAAGCGTTTCCAGACATGGACGACAAGAACTTCTACGGCATGATCCGTACTGTAGGCAACGCTTCGGACGCCCTGAAGGTTAGAGAAGCAGTGTTTAAAGGGGTTCTACCTAAGAACGTCCTGAACACCACATCAGGGGCTGTAGAAAAAGCTAGGTTTATGCAAGACTATTTTAAGGCCAAGCTTGCGAAGAATCCTAACGAGCGACAGCAGAAGATCTTGGACTACTTTGACGGACAAAAGAAGTTAGAAGTTAACGAAGTAGAAGACGGCGTCTATTCTTACTCTGCGTCTCACAGATCTACTGCTCAGGACTTAGGTGGTGTCAATGACTTCATCGCTATTGACACAAACACAAACAGCGTGTACACGTTGATTTCTGATGGTCATGACCTATTTGGTATGGACCCTGTGGGCGGCACGTCGTTGATTAATGTGGTTCCTATGGAGTCCTTCAAGATTGGAACCAAGGGTAAAGCTTCTGCCCCGCGTACACCAAAAGTAGAACCTAGTGTTGCTAAGATAGAAGAGATCACAGGCATTCCAAAGAGACCAAAAGAAAGCAACCAACAGTACCAGCAAAGGGTTATGGTAGAGTACAAAGGAGACCCGACTCGTGCTGATTACAAAGAAGCGTTAGGTAACATAGGACGCACTGGTATGTTTACTGGTGTCTTAGTGTCCAAAGAGGAAGAAGAAGACTAGATACGCTCTAGCACCCACTTCAGACCCATGATCTCACCTCTAATCTCGTTGTTGCGAGCAGCAGGTATGGACTTGTGTAGCTTGTTCTCAAGTACTCTTATGCGTACTTCAATATCACGTTTGATGTTCATAGTTTCACCTAAGTAAATACGGGGGCACTAAGGCCCCCTTTTGTTTACAACTCGCAGTTATTACCTGTACAAGCCAACTGTTGTGACCCTTCGGTCATGTCAGAGTTCTCAGAGATGTTCCAATCAATCGTCTCTGGAAACTCCTCCTTCAACTTCTCATACGTCTCTAGATCAATAGGTTCATAAGGAGCCTGTTGGTACGTATGCTCTGAGTAAGGCAGGAAGCTTACGCCACTGATCTTGTCGAACTTGTTGTACAACCACTGGCCCACCTCTAGGAACTCATGGTCACGATAGTAACACGTCATTGACGGCTTGTGTTCACACCAGAAGTCCTGATAGATCTCCCATAGCTCTAACTGCTCCATAGCACCCATCTCAGAGGCCACCACAGCCCCGTCAGGAGACTTTATGGGGAAGGAGAATACCTTGGTAGTGGGTGACATTACGTCGTCCTCTACGGGCACTCCTGCTGCCTCAAGGACTTGACAGAGGGGGTCTCTTGAGTCCGCTCTAACTCGTCTAATGTACTGATCCGCATATCTAGGGTGGATGCCAGAAGCAGAATCAACCAACTGACTAACAGTACCGGAAGGTTTAACAGCAGTAATGGCAGCGCTAAGATTAATACCAAGCTTGTTAGACCATTCCGCATTAGTACTAATTGATTCCTCTTTGAGAGCAATGAGCCAATCCTTAAGTTTTTCACGGTCTTCCCTCCCTGACAACACAGCGTGATCCATGATACCTGTTAGTGACACACCAAGAAGTGCTTCTTCTTCGGTGTTCTTCTGCCACACCTTGCGGAGGTAACGGAAGTCGGTTAACGTAGCCTGAAGAGTCCCAAGGATAGTTGCAACACGTATTTTTCGTTTGAGGTCTGCGAGCGTATCTCCTGCCCTGACAACAACTTCCGATAGATTGCAGAACTGGTAGGGCCTGAGGATGATCTCTGAGCATGGATTAGTTCCAAAATCATAGGTAGCATCTCGTCGCTCATTCTTTGCAGCTTGCTTTTGACTTGCGACTCTAGAGAACATTCCTCGTTCTCCGGAGCGGGACTCGTATAAACTTTTCCACTCATTTAAAAATGCCTCAAAGTCTGGCTTCTCTGTATAACACGCTGAGTTATTCGCTAGTCCACGCTGAGGGTTATCTTGCCACCATTGTCCTGACTTAGCTCTTCGGACTCTGTCGTCAGTGAGGTTAGATAAACTGATGAGAGCACTTCTGCGTACCCCGCCGACGACAACGATCTGTGCAATCTTACAGCAGAGGTCGTGACATTCGATGGAACTAAGTTTACGTCCAGCAGCTTCGCGAAAGATCTCAACGGTGAACTTAAACAGATCGACAAGAGGTTCTGGACCACTTGCTCTACCTCCGAAAGTTTTAAGGGCTGCCCCTGCAGGTCGTACTCCAGACACGTCCCACTTTGGAAGTTGGCCTGAATAGAGCAAGCTAACAAGTTCTCTGTAAGCTTTAGCCCATCCAATCTTACTGTCGGCGACGTGTATAACGGTGTCGGTGTCATGAAACTCCTCTGCTACTTCTGGTAATTTAGTTACGTACTGGCGCTCCACACTGAAGCCCACACCAGTGCCACACATTAGGACGTACATCATCTCGTCAAATGCTTTAGGGTGGTCAATAGGCATGTAGGAGCAGTTAAACCCTGCTACATTGTCACGGTCAAGTGCGTCTCCTGCAGTCATGAGTGCTCGCATGGAAGGCATTACGTCTAGCTCATGAATTGCCTGAAAGATCTCCGACTGGTCAAACTCATTGAGTTCTACACGGTCACACCAGTAGTTGAGATACCGGTTGACTGTCTCTTCCCAAGTCTCCCGTCGCTGTTCCTCTGGTAGGTAACGAGCGTACCGTGACTTGTGTATGTACTGTTGATATGCGTCCATTAATTTAATTCCTTAATTAGTCGTTCGATGTACCACTTACACTTACGTAAGTCTTCGATGGGTTTACCTTTGTAGTCGTAGCGCCAGAGGTACTTCAGTGCGTTACCCTTGAGATAACCATTGAACTCATGTTCAGGCATGGACGCTTTGATTGCTTCGATGGCTTCGATTGCTCCTTTGTTGTAGTGGTCAGGCTGTTCCACAGGGTCTACCTTCTTCGTCTTCTTCAGTATAGAAATCCCGTCCCACTCTGCAGGAGTCGCATCATCAATACTCATTTTCTTCCTCCTCTAGCTCTTGTTCAAACACGTCTAGTCTGTTGATTAACTTGTCCTCAAACCTGTCCAGCATCTCTTCTGAGGTTATCTGTAGGGCCTCCAGCAGGTCGTCTGGGTCTAAGGTTTTCAAGAGGCGTTCCTTAACTTCCTCTAGTGTTAGCGACATGGTCAATCAACTCCTGTAGTGTCTCTATAGTATACCATAAAATGTTCTCTTTGTCACACCATTCTGACATAGTCATCTTAGCCCCCTTCCGAATCTTCTTGTTCGGTTGCATAAGAACAAA